TATTTGCTGCATTCAAATTGCCAGTACCAGCACCACCAGTTTTTGCGGGAGTCGCAGGAATTGTAGGGCTATGGGCTGGATATGCTATACTAATTAAAGTTCTATCCTAGGAGGAAAAATGAACACAGAACAATTAAAGGCATTACTTGCGTCATACGGACGTTCAGTCCTTGCATCAGGCCTTGCACTATACATGGCAGGAGTGACGGATCCAAAGGATCTTTGGACTGCACTTGTTGCAGCAATTGCACCCGTTGCAATTAGAGCAATCAATCCTAACGACAAGGCTTTTGGTCTATTGCCAGATGCTAAGGCCGTAGGCATGGCTCTGAAGGCTGCTAAGGCACCCGCTAAGAAGGTTGCTAAGAAAGCAGCACCAAAGAAGTAATATTTACTTACAGAATTGCCAGTCTAGAAATAGGCTGGCTTTTTTGTTTTAAGAGTTAATTATATTTATATATTTTTCTTTTAGTGATTCTCTTGAAAAATGTTCAAACCCTAACTCAAAGGCTTTTGTTTTCATTGTTTCTTTATCACTAATAATATAGTTATCAATAAGTTTAGCAAGTGATTTAGGATTAACTGACCAAACATTTACAGTTGCTTTAGCCTTAAACATATCAATTTTTTCAGCCTCTAGTGTCCATTCATCTGGCAATACAGTTGTGTTTGGAGAAACCCTAGGCATAAAGACTGGTAAACCACTCATTAATGCCTCATTCATTGGTAGACATAAACCAGCATACCTTCTAGGCAATACCATTGCATCATAACCAGAGTATAGATCCTGCCTGTTTACAACATTATCGGTTTGTATAATGATTCTTTCATCTGTTGATTTAATCTCTAACGGTGTTTGTGTTTTAATAACTAATTTATAATCTTCCCGTGAATAATTAAGCATCTTAATAACGGTTTCTGTTCCGTTACGATCCTTAACTGCTGCCTTGCCAGCAACATGAAGAATTCTTTTATGGTCTTGTGCATTTATATTTCTTACATCTTTAAATAACTCTGCGTCAGTCGGCGGCGGTAGATGAATAATTTCACATCTATCACCATATAAATTTTTAATATCATTTATATGCCAAGTACTTGGAGCCAATAATACATCTGGTAATGACCAATCTTTATGTTGTAAGTTACCTAAAAATTCATAGTTATATTGAAGAATAGTTTTTATACCAGCAAACCTAGCCATATCAATAAACTGTTGTGAGTAAAATGTTTCACAACTAATAACAACATCAAGGTTTTGTAAAAATGCTTTTATTTCCCCCTGTCTAGGAAATCCTCTGTCTGTCGTAATGCAGTTATAGCCTGCATACCACTCGGGATGCTGTTCATTTTGATTAAAAAAACTTGAGTTAATGAGTAAAATTTTGTCAGGGTTTAGCATATTTACCAGTTCTCTGGTTTGATTACCAAGGCCAGTATTATCAGATCTTGCTATAATTCCTAGTCTCATTCTTTATATCCCCAAAAATTATCATCTGTAGTAAATTTTTTATGACCATCACGACCATCTAAGTGATAAGATCTTTTAATGTTTATCTCAGGATGATAAATCCATAACTTATGTATATCCCATCCATTTTTATTAAAAATTCCATATGGCAAAATATCATCTTGAACTACTCCATGAAAAGTGTCTTCTATAAAAAAGAATTTGTCACATGATGGCAAAACAATATCTCTATAATAACTTCTTGTTGTTAGGTGTGGACGTTGGCTCCATTGAGCAGTCTTCAAGAACCCATCTTCTAAACCAAGCATTAAATGTTTGTGAGGTTCTGGAATGAAAGCCTCAAAATGAAAACGAATAGTATTTGCTTTGCCATATTCAATCATATCTAAACACTTTTCCCAATCAATGGGGTCAAGTGTAAGAGGAGCATCTCCCTCAATATAAAGAATCAATGATGTTTTTATTTCTGGCATTGTTAGTCTCATCATTCCTGTTTGGTGGATGTGACTTTCAAAAACCATTGGCAGAACATTTTTATATTCATGCAAACATTTCCACAAAATACGACTCTTATATTCATTATAGTCTGCTTTGCGGTGATTTTGTTCTCTTCTTAATCCATCAATCTGCATAATTATTTCATTATCTGGAAAATGAAATCTAATAGACTTAATTGTTTCATCAATGATGTCTGTATTTGGGTGAGATGGCAAGACAGAGGTTACTAAAACAATAGTTATATCTCTTTTATGCATTTAATTGCTCCATTATTTTAATACCCAGATCTCTTTTATATTTAATCCACCAAGAAACAACTCTATGCATATTGTTTGGATAATTTTCTAATAATTCTGGAAGAAGTTTTTCAATATTATTCCAATTGTCTACAGATTCAACAGGAAATTCAGGACCAAACATTTTAATATAAAATTTTGTTTCTGTCATTGATGGATCTAGTTTGTCTGCAATTGGAAGTGTCAATAATTCTATTGCCTCAAAAAATCTAAATGTATCTATTACTGCTGCCCCAGATGGGCAAGGAGCAATCTTTACACTTGCAAGTTTAGCATAATAATCTTTTGGTGTATCTCCTAGGGAAAATCCCTTTGTTGGTCCATAGAGTGAATTTTTTAGTTTTGGCATAATTAAGGATAATTCTTTTCTTCTTTGATGCGTTATCTGTCCCCCAAAATATACATCATACTCTTTTTCTTTATACTCTGGAACGTTATCTTTTAAGTGTTGTGGAACTCCAATTGGCATCTTGTTATATTGATCATGCTTTTCATGAGTGTATTGAATCCATATTTCAATATTAGAATGTCTAATTTTACTTACATCAAACCTAGCATTCTCGTCTCCATTAATAAATAAAACAACTCTAGAAAGTTTATTCAATTCATTAGATAACAATTCTTCATTGCCAGCAGTTTGTGGTCCAGGAATTACAACAAAGGCTTTATCACCTTTTGGAATTTCTGTAACCCTTATTTGATCTACTTCATGCTTATCAAATATTTCTTTTAATAATCCATAATCCCATTTGTCATTTGCATAGTTTTGTCCATCATGAGAATACAAGTATGCAGATATCAATTTAATACCTTCCAAAGTTTTTCTTCTACAACAATGTTATTGATTAGATCTTCATCTATTATTGTTTTATTAGAAAAAAAAGTTATTTGTGAGTTATATTTTTTTATTGCATTTATTTTATTTTTTGTAAAGTTAATAGAAATATTTTGTAGATTATGAATAGACTTAAACTTATTTAATCTTGATTGATATAGTTCTGGATATGCAATTTTATATGGAAGTTCTGCATAAATAAAATATGTTTTATTCAAAGACTCTATTAAATTAAGCAATGTCTCAGATAATAAGACATGATCTGGATGATGTATTCCTAGTGGAATATATATATTATCAAAATCTACAATTATAGATTTTATCCAATCTATTAAATCATTTTCATTTTGTTTTCCATAAACATCATCTAATAGATCACTATTAATAACCTTAGCATTTATCATGGCACATGCTTCATCGTGCTCTTGTCTTAATATGGTATGTTTTTTATATCCAACTTCATCTTTTGGTATACCAGCAAATGCTGATGCAATTGTAAAAACATCATTTGGGTTATCAATAATGTAATCACCTAAAGAAAAAATTGCATCATCTGTATGTGGACAAAAAATTAAATTACTCATAAAATAAATGTACCTCATGTTGATAATCTAAAAGAGTTTCATTATATCCTAATCCTTTTATCCATTGTCTAAGATCATGCAATGCTTCATTCCACTGCTGTAGCATAAACTCAGGGTGTCCAGATAACCAAATCTTTGGTTTATACTCTCTAAGCACCCTCTCAGCCCCTCCTAACACCCTCCATTCGCTACCCTCTACGTCTAATGAAATAGCAGTAGGTGGCTTAATCCCATGATCATAAACACAAGAGTCTATAGTTATCTGACCATATGTATCTCCTTCAAGATATAATTCTTTAAATCCATGTGCTTCTTCAATTACATTGTTAACTTCTGGTGGCCACTCATTATAATAAATTCGTGAAAGATTGTTTATCTTATCAGATGCAAATCCAGGAATACATACCATTGGAAGTTCTAGATTATTAGCAGACCAAGTTATAGGAAAGTGTGACCATACTTTAGGGTTTGGTTCAAACAATACAACTTCTGCACCCCACATTTGACATAGGGCTGGAAACTCTCCTTCTTCTGCACCAACATAGTAAACAACATCTCCTTTACCAATATTATTGTGCATTGATTTTAGCCTTAATTTTTCCCATCCATTAGGTTGGTACCAATCTGGTCTATCTGCACGATGTTTTGGAAGAATTATATCAAATTCACCATTAACTGTTGCTTTAATCATTTCTGTCATTTTATTGCCTCCATAAAATAGAATTCATGTTCTCTAGTATCAAGTTCATAAACTTTAGGGTTTAATAATGTAGTTTCTTTATATTTTACTTTTGTTATATTTTTAAATCCACTATCATGTAACTTATATTCTAATGCTTTATATGTTAATAAAGATTTTGATGTTGAGTACCATGTCAACCAAGCAGAAAACCGTCTATCTAAACTATCTTCAGAATTTGGGAAAAAGTTAATATTGTTATTTTTATATGCATCAAATCCAGAAAGTATATCTGGCAAACTAATTCTTACAATCCCTGAAGGTTTTAATACTCTTTTAAATTCTAATAATGTTGGTTTTATTTCATTATAAGATATTCCACATATCGTTGCATGTGAAACTAAAATATCACATGAATTATCTGGAATTAAATGTAAATTTTTGTGTTCTGTTTTATATTCAGGATCAATATCTATATTAGTCCAATCAGAAGGCTGAATGCTTCCACAACCAAAGTTTATATTCATTTTTGTATCCAATCCATTAAAGATATTTTTGCAGTCCAACCAGTTAAACTTTTAAACTTTTCGTTAGATGCAAGAGTTTCTTGTACTTCACCAATTCTTGACGGGATAAACTTAACATCATTTGAAATCATATTAGCAAGATCAAGTATACAGTGGTTACTTCCATACCCTATGTTATATACTTCACCAAAACCATGGGTTACTTCAGATGAAAGGATATTTGCTTCTACAATATCAGATATATGTGTAAAGTCTCTGCGCTGAGATCCATCTCCAACAACTGTTAATGGTTTTCCTTCGTGGTATTGCTTTAAAAATAAACCTATTACTGGTGCATACTGACCCTTTAATGGCTGCCTATCTCCATAAACATTAAAATATCTAAGTGATATAGTTTCAAGACCATAAAGATTGTAGTAAACTCTTGCAAGGTTTTCACCAAAGACTTTTGCAGCAGAGTATGGTGTTAGTGGATCAGATGCCTGAGTTTCTATATTTGGAAGTATTGCTTTCTTGCCATATGCAGAAGATGTACTAGAATAAATAAACTTCTTTACTTTTGCTAAGCGAGATAGTTCCAGTACATTAGCAGTTCCAACTGAGTTTGACTCAATAGATTTTTTAGGATTTAGGATTGCTGGTTGAATTCTTGCATCAGATGCAATATGGAAGACATAGTCAACTCCATTAAATAAATGCTCTATCTGGTCATAATCACATATATCATATTTATAATTATTTGCTTTTGAATTCCAATAAAATTGCTCATGACACTCTGCTGACTCATTATCTATACAGATAACATTATGACCAAGGTCTATAAGTTTATCAACAAGATTGGATCCAATAAATCCTGCTCCTCCAGTTACTAAACAATTCATTTAATGCCCAACTCTTCTAAGATTGCGGTCCATCTATGTACATATGTGTGTTCTTTCTTTGTACGGGTATGACCATTTACTCTAATTCTTTCTCTTACCAAAGAATTTTCAAGATACTGATCTATCTTATCTCTTAAATCATGAAAGTCTCCATGCTTATAGAATACAACTTCATCGGGTGCAAAGTATTGATCTAGCCCCTTAATTTCTGGGTAGATAGTAAACCCACCACGACCAGTACTTTCAAATAACCTATCGCTAGTATAGTAAGGATACTCAAAACCTATGTTAAGGCTATCTCCAACAGCAATCTTACTTTTAGCATAGACACGGTTTAATGCATCTCCACGAATAGTTCCAGTATCTCCATCTCCACCAACATGAAGAAATCTTTTGCCGTATGTCTTTCTTAAGAAGTCAATTAGTTCTGGGCGATACTTATGTTCATGGTGATATCTTTTGCTACCGACAAAAATAACATCATACTCAAAGCCTTGTGTATTATAGTCTGGGTGTATGTAACATTCCTTATCGTATACACCTGCAGGCATGAAGTGGCCTTTCACGGCGGTATTGTGATCAAACCAATCAGCCATAAGTTTATCTACAGTAAAGAAGTGACCAATAGTTCTATAGAAACTATCATGCTTAAGATCATTTTGTCTATCAAGGCCAAACCATAAGTCTAAGTGGTATGTCATAGTAATAATGCCAGTAGAGTTAAGTTTGTTAAGAACTTGATCCATTGTGATGTTTCCACTAGTTTCCCAGCCATGTGTGTGTACCCAGATAAATAGGTCAGAGTCTAATGCTTTTTCTAGGATGGTTTGTGTCTTAGCCTTACGCTCCTGCAGTTTTGTCACGGTATGGCCTAAAGACTCTAGACTACTAGCATGATGATTCTCACTACTATAAGACACTTCAAAATTACCTAAAAAAACTATGTTAGCCAACATTACCCCTTTGTTTTATCTATTATAGCATCAGTCCGTGCTGACGCTTCCATGTTCTTTTAGAGTGACAATTTGAACAGACAAGTTCACACTTTTCTATTTCTTTTAAAATACTACTTAAACTGGATGTATGAATAATTGAAGAAATTTTATCAATCTTTTTTGATGAATCCATATGGTCAAAATGCATAATATAGTATGGATAGAAAATATTACAATCTTTACACGGAGAAGATTCTTTTATTTCTCTAACTATGTTTTTACGTTTTTCTTTGCTATTTAAAGATCTTGAATATGTTAATTCTTTATTTTTTTTATACCAAGCACTCTGCGCTGCTTTTTGTTTTTCTGGATCTTTATATGGCATAGTTTAATTATATCATATAGATTTGAACCAAAGTCCCTAAGACAGGGATTGAACCTGCATGTATCCGTTAGCCTTTCAAGCGGGTAGAAACCGCAGGGCATACTTAGGGGTAGAGCGGGTGAGGGTTGAACTCACGATCTTCAGCATATAAGGCTGATGCCTTTACCACTTGGCTACCGCTCCGAACTTAGATAACTAATTGCTCTTTCTAATCTATCAACATTATCCTGGAATACACCAAGACCACGATTACAATTGTGGCATATATGTCCTCTAAAACTATTTGTTATGTGGTCATGATCTACTACCCAGATACTAGCATTTCCTCCAGTACCCTTGAGTTCTTGTTCATTTTTTAAACAAATAGGGCATATGTGATCTTCTTCTGGATATCCCCAAACCTTCCTTAGTTCTAGCCTTTGCTTTGCTAATTTGGAAGCACAAGACCTACACTCTGGCCTTAAATATTTCCCACCAGAAGATGGAGAGAAAAAGGACTTATCTAAGTTAAGCCCACATTTGCTACAAACCTTAATTTATTTGACCTTATAGGTCATAACAAAATAACATGCTACATACCCAGCAATAAATGCAGGGATTAAAACTAAAGCATTAATCATCTTCTTCCTCAAATTCTCTAAGGGCATTGTTATTATCATTACAATAATTACAATCACCGTGTTCTAATCTATTCCCGCAATAATTACAAAACATACTTCTCCTTATGTATCCATTCTATCAGGTTTGAAGGTTTATTGCAATAAAGTAATTAATATCCACCCGTGCACTCATTTCTTGTATGAAATAATCTAATCTTTGTCATAATTTTGCGGGATGGAGCAGACATATTATCCTTACAAGTTAAACACCTATAAGACCATTCTCTAATAAAAAAATCATGTACATACCCTTTATAATTAATATATTTTTTTGATACAAAAGTTTCAAATGGATCAGGGATCTCAAGATTAATCATGTTCCCTCATATGTCTAGATAATGATTCATGGGCAAAGATTCCCCAACGAAGTTCCCATTCTTTATTACAGGTTGGACAAATAAGTGTTCTACTCATCTTTTTCCCAATATGCTATGCCATCTTCATCATAGTCATCCCAATTCTGATTCTGTACATTTTCTTTTATCTTATCTAGTTCTTTCTTCCAGCCGTCCAAGTCTAGTTTATAGTATGTTCCCCAACGTTCATAAGG